TTAATTTCATTTATACTAGCCATTTCTTATTTTGCTCCTTGAATCCTGATATACTTTACCGACGCCAGCACCTCTCCATTGTGCAGCCGGTAAAAACGTAGCAATTTCCCATTCTGGTTTATCGATATATGCAAACTTACTTCTCACTTGTGATGTTAGGTATCTGTGAATAGTAGGTCTATAATATTTTGCTGGTAAACCGTCACTACCCATTAATCCATTAAGTGCTTTAGCTCTTAACGGTGGAGGTAGATAGTGTAGATTCAAACCATAGAAACCGCCTTCGGCAAGTGATGTTATTACAACAAGTGGGAATGCATCAAAGTATGGTAGCTTTTCTCTATGCTTTGCATTGTAATAGAACATATACATGTTACCTAATGGATTACGTAGCGAAGCCTGCATCTTTACTTGCTCTTGATTAAAGATTGTACCGCCAGTTACTTTACCTAACTGGCTTGCCTTTCGTTTAAACCATGCAATAGATTCTTTTGTCCGTGGAGTTATACCTGCACGAAACGCTGCAATCTCTAGATCTGAAAATAAATTAGCTGCCATGCATCTATTTATACACGTTTTTTGCGTGTATAAGGTTTAAGTGGTTTACTAGACTTTGGCATGATGCCCATCTTTTCAAGAGTATGTTCAGTCCATATCTGAAACCCATAGCCACGATCTTTTGCAAATCGTTGTGCTGCTTTCCATTTATTCTGATTCTTTACGTATGTCAGACCTTCGTTAATATATCTCTTCGTCTTCCTGCCCGGGTATTTGGGAGGCACGGTCTGATTTGATGGTTTAATCTCTACTAGAATTGTCTGACCAGATTTAAATGTAATCTTGAGGTCCATGAAGTACCTATGATACTTCTTATCTACTTCGTATAAGTACGGTATGACGGTCTCTTCACTAGACCATGACTTTACATCTGTATTCTCATCACACCATTTAAAACAATACTTTTCCCACATCGATCTAAATACAATGTTAGTGAAGTCGCCTTTATACTTTTTAGGATTTTTAGGTTTGAATTTTCCAGAGTATGCCATAAAAATTGTTATAAATAGTGTAAATGTTTATTTATAGGTAACCATATGACATATTCAACAAAGATCACCTCGGGAGCAGACTATTGGTATGAATTTCCTCCAAACGTTGCCCTCGGAATGCTCAACGATACTAACTATAGAGCTTCATTACATTTTAGACCAATGAAAGTAGAAGGTGCTACTGTAAGTAGTTTCCTAGGTGATACAGATTTATCTGAAATATTAAGTAATGTAGGAGATAAAATAGTCGACTATTCTAAAGACTTTGTCGGCATGAAGAAAAAGACCGATGAGTTAACTCCTGATTTATCACCAGATGGACCCAATACCGCTAGCACAAAACCGGTTCGTGGCTTAGAACCTATTATAAGAAATGGTAAGAATACAGACTTTTTTGGTGATTTAGAAGGTAGGCACGTATCGCTATATCTTCCTATGAACGTTCAACAAATGGAAAATGTATCTGTCGGACCAGAAAATCTAGGTCCTGTAGGTGGCGCAGTATCTGCTGCAATTGCCGGTGGATCCGGCAGTTTAGCAAGTATAGCTTCTTCTGCAGTCGCTGGTGGTTTAAGCGGTATAGGTGATATGATGACTGGTAACGTAAGTGGTGAGTTTGGATCATTACTTGCTAATCGATTAGTCAGTAAACTCAATACATCGGCCGGACTTGGTGTAACTAATGCTACACGTATTCAAGTAAGTCCTAATACACGATCTATCTTTAAACAAGTGAATATTAGAGAATGGGCATTTACATTTCAAATGATACCTACGAGTGAAGAAGAATCTATAGTAATAGAAAACATAATAGACTTTTTTAGAATGGAACAGTTACCAGTAGAATTAGGAGCTGGTGGAGTTTCTATGGCTTATAGATTCCCTAATCTCATGACTATTGAAGCAAACTATACCTCTGAAGAAGGAGATATCATACCTATAATAACAAGATTCTTACCTGCTTATTTGCAAGCCGTTGATGTAACATATAATACAACTGCAATGTCATTTTATGAAAATGGTAAATACCATGATGCCACAATGTCTTTAAAATTTATTGAATATAGGCCACTCAATAAACATGACATATTGTTAGAAAGAGAATATTTAAATAAAACATCTCCTCTAGGGCCTGATTATATAATGAAGGATTTTGAATAATGCCACATTTTAAAAACTATCCAAAAGTATTATATCGATTCGGTAATGAATTAGATCCTGTTGTTACACAAAACCTTGCTACATACGTAGATATAATAGATCAAGTAAAAGATGATATCACAATATATTCAGATTATACAATATTAGATGGCGATAGGCCAGACATTCTTTCTTATCGTATGTACGGTGATATAAGATACTACTGGTTATTCTATTATGTTAATGATAAAATTAAAGAAGAAGGATGGCCTTTGACTGCTCAAGAAGTATTTGAGCAGATGGGAAAATATTATCCACACCAATTTATTCGTACATTTGATAATTGGTTCAAGGGTGATTTTAAAATAGGCAACCGTGCTACAGGTAAAAAGAGTGGCGCATTTGGAAATATTGTGCAAACACATCCAGACTTAGGTCAAATTATAGTTGATGTAGAAAATTCATTTACTTTTCAGGCTGCTGAGGTTGTAGAAGCTGGATTTGGTTTCTTTAATCCTGATACTATAAATGTACAATTTGCTGGTAAACAATATGATGCAGTGCACCATTATGAAGATGCAAATGGAAATTATGTAGATATAGATCCATTACAAGCTGCTCCATCTCTCGTAACTCCTGTTACATTTTCTGAAAGATTTATAGCAGAAAACGAGAAGCGTAAAAGAATTAAAATAATTAAACCTGATGTTATAGGACAAATATATTCAGAATTTAACAAAGCATTGAGATAATATGTCACAAGTTTCCGCAGAAAGTGAATACCAATTTCAGAATGTTATATTAAGTATACCTGAAAAGGATATTGAACTTGATATAAGTCAGACTATAATCGAATTAACTTTATTCGAATCAGTAAATATTCCTTATATTACAGGCAATATGGTTTGTGTAGATACACAATTCGCATTTGAAGAATTAAGACTGAATGGCACTGAACGTCTAAAGCTTTCTATAGTTGCATCAGAATACGATTATACATTTGAGAAGAATTTTATTATTACGCGTACAATCGGCAAAACTAAAATGGATGAAACCGGTTATGCATACAACTTTTATATCGCAGAAGAAATATTCTTTTTAGATGTTCTAAAGAAAGTATCCAATGCTTATCAAGGTACACCAAGTCAAATTATTCAAAGCGTATTATCATCAGAGTTTGATAAAGAACTAGATTTAATTGGCAAACCTTCTGCACAGTCTGCATTCACTTACATATCTCCGTTTATATCTCCATTAGCTGTAATAGAAACTATTCGTAAGAGAACATCAGATAGAAATGGATACCCTTTCTTTGTATATGCTACACTCAAAGAAGATAGTGTTAGGATGAAATGTCTATCTGATATGATAGAAACTGATCCTATTAATAGAATACCTTTTACATTTAGTAATGCACAAAACTATAATCCAGATAGAAAAAAGCAGCTTACTAATATAGAGTTTATGCAAGATATAGGAACTAATGATACAGTTGAAATGTTAATGAATGGCGCAGTACAAAATCAATATAATGTTTTAAACTTAAGTACTAATAGGCGTAATAGAAATAATAGATTTAATATTACAGAAGTAGTAGACGCAGAAGATGATTCTATATACAATAAAGACTTAAAAATAAGAGAAAAAACTTTAGATCAATATAACCCAAATGTTATATACAGGATAGCTAATCACACTACAATTGATGAGTTAGGCTATCATGATGAACGAGATTTAGAGATGCATATGAATAAAATGAAATCTAGTTCATTACACAAAGCTCTTGATAAAAAGAAAATAAACATAGTATTACCAGGCGTATTAAATTTTTATGAAGACACAGTATTTGTCGGCGAACAAATAATGATTAACTTACCGCGTGGAGGTAATGATTTAGATAAAGTTACGAGTGGTCCATTTGTTGTATTAGAAGTAAAGCATAAGTTTTCTGAAAATAAATACAGCCAAGCAATGACATGCAGTAAATTAACGAATAGTACAGATAAAACATTAACTGTCGGACCTACAGGATATACTAATATATGAGAGAGTTTTACGGAGATACGATAAGATGGTTTATTGGTATTGTGGAAAGCAATGCTGATCCATTACATGTAGGTAGATGCAGAGTCAGAATATATGGTGTGCATAACGATGATGTTGATGCAGTACCTGAGTCTGCGTTGCCATGGGCATCGTGTCTTGTACCAACAACAGAAGATGGTGTGAGTGGATTAGGCCGAAGTCCTAATCTTAAACCAGGTGCGATGGTTTTTGGATTCTTTATGGATGGCCAGCTATCTCAACTACCCGTAATAATGGGTTCTATACCACGAATAGAAGTAAGACCAGATGATATCTATCCTCCAGATGATGCTTTCGATGCACCTGCTCTTGGAGCATCTGAGATACCGAGAGAAAGAGATTCAAGAGATATACCACCTGGCGGAATAGACGGGATAACACAAACGTTTATTGGAAACAGTAATACAGAAAAAGCATTTAATTTTCTTGTAGGTAATGGTTACTCAAAGATACAAGCCGCTGCAATATGTGGTAACTTTATTGTAGAATCAGGTATGGATCCAGGCATAACATCGCAAGTACCAGGAGAAGCATCATTTGGTATTGCTCAATGGAACCCAGCAGCTGGTAGATTGCAAAGACTACAAGCATATGCTGATGATAGAGAACTTGATTATCGTACACTAGAAACACAATTGCAATTCTTTCATTATGAGTTTACCACAGAAGGTAACTACTATGGCTATAATACATTTAAAGCCATGACTAATGTGGATAGAGCGACCACACATATATGCAATAAGTACGAAAAGCCAGGTACGCCACATTTGAATAGACGTATTGCAGCCGCTAAAAGAGTATTGGAGACTTATGGATGAGCGTAGATATTCGAGACATAAACCTCACGCTTTTAACTGCATTCAAGAACTCTAATTTTATTATAGTTGGAGAGAAGGCATTACAGGCCGCTAATACCACAAAATTACAATCTGAATCTCTTCTTGAGAGTGATCAGACCATTAGTGGTATCAAAAGTATTTCTAATATTAATGTTGCACCTTCTATTGCACAACTTGATACAATACTGCCAGCAACTAGCGTGAATGATTCAGATGATTCTGATATTAATCTTATTACTGGTACGAGATCAGTGGCCGGTCGATTGAATACTGTAATCGGATCAGGGTCACCACAAGCCGTTGGCCAGTCACTTGCCACTGTGACGAGTACTAGTGCAAGTACATATAGAAATGAATTAAAAACTATTGCAGTCGAAGATGCTAAATCATCTGTGAATGATATCGATAATATATTAACAAATGGTGTTGATCAACATGTAGGTCTATCAACTTCAATATCAGCTTTTAACAGTTCATTTAATAATATTATAGGCGCACCTACTAATTCGCTCCTTGCTAATTGTATTCTAAACATACAAACAGGTATATTTCCTATAATAGATGAAGTAGCTCCTAATATATCACAGAGTGATAAAGATGAAACTGTACGTCTATTATTAGCAGATAGAAAGAGAGAAGCTGCCCGTTTATTAGAAAAAAATTCTAACTTATCGGCAACAGAGATAGAACAAAAAGTTAATACAGTAGATATTAGTCAGAAAAATGTTCTCGATGAAGCAACAGAGCAAGCCATAGGTAAAAAGACAACGCAAGATTATGAAATAGCTGCAGGAGAATCAAAATGGGAAGGCGAAAAAACACCTGTTGATAAAAGCAAATATACGTTTGACATAGTTGGATCAAAAGAAGAGTTAATAACAGAGTTTAGAGAATCGCCTCGTGATATTACAGAGTTTGTTACTCATTGGACTGCTACATTTTCAAATCAGAATATTGGTGCTGAAGATGTTCATGCATGGCATTTAGATAGAGAATTTAGTGGATGTGGTTATCACTATGTGATACAAAGAGATGGTAAGTTACAAAGAGGAAGACCTCTTAATATTAAAGGCGCACACGCAAAAAAACATGGCCATAATTCTTATTCAATAGGTATAGCATTTGTAGGTGGTTTCAATTGTCCATCAGGTACACCTAATCCAGAAAGATTCACAACATCAGATAGTTTTACTGAAGAACAGTGGAATACTTATGCAATGTTTGTTGAATCATTCTATACAGTATGGCCGGGTGGCCAAGCATGGGGACACAGTGATACAGATCCTGGTAAAATAGATCCAGGCTTTGATGTACAGCAATATGTGTACAATAAATTTAATAAACAAAATATATTTACTAATGGTAAACAACTAGCATCTGCATTATCATCAGTACAATTAGAAGCTGCGAGAACAAGAGTGACATGAGTACAGAAAACGACGAATATGTAGATCGGATTCTAAGATTCGGTAAAGGAAAAACTAATACGCAAGGTAAAAACGATGCTGCTTTTACAGATCCTGCTGGTCAATATCCTCGTAAAACGAATCATAATCAGTCATCTATAAACGAAGCTGCAAGAGGTGGCGGTGGTAAACAGTTATCAATAGGTGGATCTGTAAAGAATATAGATCTTGAGGTAGAACCTGCAGCATCGACACAATATGGAATGGCCGACATCCGAGAGACCGCATCAGGTCATGTCATAGAGTTTAATGACACACCGGGTGGCGAACGAATAATGCTAAGGCACAAGACAGGTGCTGGCATCGAGGTCAGGCCAGACGGTACAGTGCTTGTAGTATCTACGAAGAATAAAGTAGAAGTATGCCACGGTAGTAATGAAGTAATTGTAGAAGGTGATGCAAACCTATCTTACAAAGGTAATTTAACTCTTAATGTAACAGGTGATTTTAATGTCAATTGTAGAGATTATAAAGTCCATGCTCGAGGCAGTAAAACCGAACAGATTGACAATGATGCGTCGACGAATATATTTGGAAATTATGGTAATTCGGTTTCAGGTAATTTTATACAGAGCATTGCAGGTAATACCACGAACCTTACTTTGGGTACGCAAACTCTTGTCACAAAAGGGGATCTGGTAGTAGCAACTGAAGGTTCGCAAGAAATAGTATCGAAAGGACCAAGTATATTCACATCTGAAGAACAGATTAACCTATCTTCTCCTGATATTAATATTGTAGCAACCGATATTGCAGTTGCTGGTAATAGAGGTACAATAGGCGGAGGTGAGACAGTTCATTATGGACGAACCTATCACGGCAATCTAAAAGGTACTGCAGATCATGCAATCACAGCCGGTAGTTTAGGCGGTGGAGCTGGAATTAGTATATTTAACTCAGTTGGCGATTTATTAGTAGACGGAAGTGGTGGTGGAGGTAGTGGATCTGGAAGTATTACTCATACATCAACTGCTAATCCAACGGCCGGAATGACTAATTCTTATCTCACTATAGGAGATCGTGGCATACGTTATGTATACATTGATGTAGATGATTATCTAAAGAATGAACTTCTTGTACGTAAATATTCTACAGAAGAAGTTAGATCTAAGATGAGAGAACAAACAAATAGAGACTTTGCAGAGTTTACGGCATATCAAGTTGCATCTGGTGTAATGAATGCTAATTATGCACAAGGTCAACCTAAAGAGTTTGGTAGAATTGCAGTAACATCAACGGCAAACTCACAGCGTGGTGTGAATCCATTAGGCCAAGTGAGCGGAGTTGCAAAGGTACAAAAATATAAAACAGGTGAGCGTAAGGTTAATTGGAATATCATACCTGAGCTTAAGTTTAAAAACAATATTCTTGGTACAGTAACAACAAATACTATAATCAATCATGATACATCAATTGGTAAATTTATTGGCGCTGACGATCATGGCAAGTTTAATGGTTTATCTAATAGTGTTAAACAGCAAATCGCAAAGAACTATTTTATTATGTCTGAACTAATGAAGACGGTATCGAATAGTAATCATACACCTACAGAATTTGAAAACTATTCGTTAAAGGTTGTTGAAGGATACTATAGTCCAGAGACATATGGTATCGGTCCACCCGGTAAATTACAAGAAGAAAAGCTTTCAAATGGTAGTATACTTGATTTAAGAAATAAAGGCCGAGCTTTAGTATTTGAACTAAGCGATCAGGCCGGGAACATAGACTTAGCTGCAACCTTTGATTTGGCAAAGGCATGGAGTGAAGTAGGTTATTTTGACAAGCTTACATTAGATTATGACTCATATGATCCATTCGGTGATCTCAATGCACAAATTATAATTGAGATACCAGATATAACTTCATTTACTGGTATACGATTTAAGCGTGATGTACAAACACTATACAATAATAACGTGCAATCTAATGATGCGTTAGTCGAAATAAAGTTATAAATAGATGAAAAAGGTATAACATGGCACGACAACTATCGATAGAAGATGGAAACTTAGCTAGCTCGGTACTTACATCGAGAGTAAAAAAGTATTCTGACATAGACTTGTTGTTTGATAAAAAACCTAGTGGAGATATCTACAAGAAACAAGAAGCGGCTGCAGTTAAGCAATCCGTAAAAAATATAGTTTCTACGAATCGATACGAAAAACCGTTCAACATGAATTTTGGTTCTAATATAACAGGTATGTTATTTGAACTTGCTCATTCACATATGGATAGATCTATAGAACAAGATATAAGATCTACATTGCATAAGTACGAACCTCGTGCAAAGATAATGGATATTAATATTGTTAGCAATCCTGACGCATATTCGCTACGAGTAAGACTTACGTTTAGAGTTATGACCACCGGAGAGATTATTGATTTAGAAACTACTATATCGAGGTTAAGATAAATGGTAACTACAATTAGATCGACTGACTTAGATTTTACAACGATTAAAAATAATCTAAAGTTATCGTTAAAAAATAATACAGAATTTGCAGACTATAACTATGA